ATCATTTCCTTATTGAACTCTTTGTCTTCAGGAAATGAACACACTGTCTTCAATTTCGCAAAAGCAGGAATAGACCTTATATATTTAGATATTATTATATCAGATGATTATATGCGCACGTCATTAACGCATTAAATTTATGTACACACTTTTTAGTGCGATTATTTAATCACTTTAAACTATTAATGTTTATAACGATTTCTATTTTACAACTTGATTGTAATCTTACATAGTCTTTACAGACTTTAAATGTTGAACCAATTTAACTTAAATACCTTGGAAGCCCGCAATATTTTATAGTATTAGTGGATTGATCGAAGATCCAGTCGCGTGATTGTCCTTATAAGAGACTATTTATATATACTAGAGGATTCAACGAACAGAATATAGTTATATAATGGATTAGTACTCTTATAATTGTTTAGTCAACGAATGTCAATTAAGACACATAATCAGACTAATACTTCTAGATGCCATTGAGCATATTAGGGGTGCAATACGAGAATAACCTTCCAAGAAGACAGCCAATGTGAGCAATAACAATATGGATCTTCAAAACTTTAATATTACCAAGAACAGTAATACAAATAACGTTCAAAAACAAATTGTATCAGAATCTAACGATTCTATCCCATCAGAGGCTTATGCTTCTGTGCAACTTGAGGAGCCTTCTCCTCTTGAAATCTTTTCAGATATGTTTAATTATTATGTAGATTTGTTTAAGGATATTGACAATGAGAAATTAACTCAAGGTTATATCATTATTCGATTTTATCATGATATTTACAGATCAGAAACTATGACTGATATGATAATTACGATTATCGATTACACTGAAAGAGTTGTTGGAACTGAAAAATTCGTACAGAATTTTACAGATTTCAGCAAATTCTTATTTAAACAAGTTAATATCTTGTACGATCAAATTTTAAAAACACCATATATGAAACTTTGGATGAAGTTTTTTAAAGGTGATTCAGAAGATTGGTGGAAAGATATCAAACAATTTTCTAAAAATACTTATGACGATATTAAGAAGACGATCATTAGATCAGAATCTAGTAGAGTTAAAAGTACATTAGAACAAATTAGAACCAGATTGACTGTTATTATGTCATCTGATTTAGTTACTTCACTTAGAGATTTTATTCTAAGTTTAGTAGGTTACAATTTGTTTAATAGAGATGTTTCAAAATCTCTAATTAAACATATTGGACCAGCAAAGGCTTGTTCCATGGTGGAAATGGCCGAAGTTACTTTGAAAGCAACCATTTCAATGGTTAATCTTTCAGAGCAAGCGCTAAATGGTTCTACGTTTTCCGAAGTATTTGGAAGCGCAGATCCAGTTGCACAATTTTGTGACACAGTTTCAGAATTAGAACTCTTAAAAGATATGACATATCCAGGAGTTCCAGTTGATGGAAAAATGTGTCGTAGAGAATATCTCTACAAAGCTAGAGCTGCTGCAGAAGATGGAGCAACTCTTATGAAGAACTTACCGAAAGGTAGTGCTTCAAAACGATTAGTTGAGAGATCATACAGATCAATTTCATTGATTCGTAATTCTTTCATTAATCAAATGAATTCAGAAGCCAGACCTATGCCTTATGCTGTATGCATAACAGGTATGCCAGGTATTGGTAAAGGTTTGTTGATTGATGTATTTGGCATGATTTTTTCTGCTGTTAAAGGCAGAAATTACCATGAATCACATGTATATCATAGACAAGCTACTGAAGATTATTGGTCAGGTTATCATCCTGATTCACAACCAATAATTCATTATTCAGAACCAGGTTCGTTGCATAGAGATATTGCAGCGAAGTCTGGAGATTCAGTCATGAGCGAATGGTTATCCGTTTGTGATAATCAACCATATTCATGTAATATGGCTGATGTTGAGTCAAAAGGAACTGTATTTGCAATGCCTGAGTTAATTCTCATGGATTGTAATGATGAACGTATGAATTTAGATGTTTTAGTAAACAATCCTGCAGCTGTTAGGAGACGTATTGTATACGTCACTCCTACAGTTAAAAAGGAATTTATCAAGACAGATTCATGCAGATTAGACCAAGCGAAAGCTTTGGCTTCAAATACACCAGCGTTAGATCGTTGGGAATTTGAAATTAAGAGATTAGAACCTGAAAATAATAAGAAATCTAATATTCATATTATTGAAAGGAAATGTGATATTTATGAATTGTCAGACTATTTTAGAACAGACATGACAGAACACATTAATCAACAATCTCAGAGAGTAAATATGACTTCAGATATTGCAAAATCATTTGAAGAAACATATATGCCTCCAGTTGACATTGTCAACGAAAGTGCAATCACATTTCATTACAAAGACTACCTATTTTGGTTAGGTCTAGCGAAATGTTTTTGGTTGCATTTGCTGCACGTAGTGTGGCCGCAATTTGATATATTTTTACATAGAGTTTTTTATACTCTAAAAGTATTTATAAATATATTTATACTTGTATCAATGAAATATTTTGTTATTTGCCTTACAACTTGTTTGTATTTAGGAAATAATGGAATTATGAGACAATTAGCAATTACTTATGGATCAGAGATTAGAATTGAGCATTACGATGCTTTAATTAAAAGTCACCTTTGGTCTCTTTTAGACATTTGGGGATATTCCTCAAACCAATTAGTTGTTTCTAAATCAACAAAATTGTTTAAGTATAAGAAATGTGTAAAATTTGCAATTACTTTCATGTCAATTTTGACTACTGCCTTCATGTTTAAATACGCTTTGGATGTTAAAAAACAAAACGCTAATTTAAAACAAAGTATGGAGGAAAGGCCAAAAGAGCAAGAAGGACAAGTATTGCAAACACATAAAGAACACACCCCTAGTAGTATACAAGAAGATGTACAAAAACTAGAGGAAAGTACTGCTTGTGAAATGCCAGAACCACGTACAAAACCAATGAATGGTATTGATTGGGATAAACCCCGACCAGTGCCGTTTACAATGGTTAATCAATGTACTGACAATAGCTTAGTGAATGTTAACAAAGCAATTTGTAAAAATGTTCGCATGTGTTACATTACTAATGGTAAATCCACTCAGAAAACTCATATTTTGGGTTTATTTGAAGACTTCGCTGTTATTAATAGACATACTTTAAAAGTAATAGGTAGTAAATGTGAATTAACAACTTGTGTTAGTCCGGGTGTGGGCCAACATAATATACGCATTTCTGAATCAGAATTTTCAATTATCAATAATGATGATGATAAAACTGATTTAGTTTTGATAAGATTGCGTGGATTAAAGTTCCACAATATTCGTAAATATTTATGTCCAGATCAAAAAGCTTATAATTCCTTAGGATATGGAGTTAACGCTAAAATTGGTGGACATACAACAACGGCTATTAAATATGGCCAAATTACATCAACTGCAGGGGATTTAGAAGTCTCTAATTGTATTTCATACAGTTGGGACAAACATGAACAAGGTTCATGTGGAACTCCTTTAGTTGCTACAGTAAATAGACAATCTATTTTGCTGGGAATTCATTGTGCTGGAGACGCAGGATCAAACCTGAGTTTTGCACAATACATTAATTTAAATGCTGTTGAAGATGCTTTAGAGTGTCTTCCAACAACAAGTTTGAGAGTAAATTCTGAAGGAATTCTGAGAATGCCGGAAACGACACCAGAATTAAACAGTTGCCCTCAAGACAGATCACCGTTGAACTTTGAAAAAGTACCGGGACTTGAAGTATTTGGAGGAATCAAAGATTATCCAATAGTCAAGCCAGGCAAATCAACTTTAAGATCTAGTAAGTTCGTTCCTCATGCTGAGGAATTAACTGGAGTTTCGTGCTTCAGAGAAGACGGAAAACCAGTCTTTGCAGCGCCACCCTTTTCATCTGTTAAAAGAATTGAAAATGGAGAACAAAAATATTATGCACCTTTTAATAATTTTGTGAAAAAGGCAGGAGTTGTAAAGAAATCTTTGAACCCGGAAATTATGGGAAAGACAATTAACTATATAACCGGACATTTGATTAAAGAACTAAGTAAAAAAGGTATCAAAAGATTGTCACCAGTACCTTTGGCTGTCGCGCAAAACGGACATCCGAAGGATTTTTATATGCGAGCTATGAAGCCGTCAACATCAGGAGGATGGTCCTTTTTAGGGCCTAAACGTAAATGGTCTGACCAAATTGAATTAGATTTCAAGAAGGACAGCTATTTACCTCACGATTGTGTGACAGAACAGGTTTTAGAACAAGTTCATGCATATAGAAATGGAAGAGACGCTTGCCCTATTTTGGGAGCTCAATTAAAAGATGAGCCGCGTTCTTTCGAAAAATGTCGAATAGCTAAGACGAGAGTCTTTTGCATGTCGCCATATGATGCTACGATTTTGAATCGTATGTATTTAATGCCATTTTATACTTTAATGAATCAGTATTCGAGTATTTTCGGAGCTGAAATAGGTATAAATATGCATAGTGTAGATGTTGACGAATTAGTCACAACTATGAAGTCATTCTCTGATTCCTATATGGAAGGAGATTATGGCGGTTTTGACACATCAATGCCTTATGATATTGGCTTAATTGCTAATACAATAGTGCACAATGTGTTAAAACATTTTGGCTATAACGACGATGCTTTGGAAGTAGTTAGAGGAATTTTATCCGATAACTTATATCCAACCGTTGCTATGACCGGAGATATTTTTGCAGCACCAGCATTTCAGCCTAGTGGTAAATATGCCACAGCTGAAGATAATTCATTAAGAGGATTATCTATGTTAGTGTATGCTTTCATTTCCATGCGAGGAAGCAATG